GCTTGCTATACATGTTGTTGAAAGCGGTATTTCCACTGGCAATATCTGCTGCTAGTTGACTGTTGGTGGGATTGATAAATGGTGCTGCTGCTGCGTCAATGGCAGCGGCTGCTGATGCTTCCTGAGCAGGATCACCTACTGCACTCTGTGCTGCTTGTATGGCATTGATTAATGCTTGTCCTTGTGCAGTACCAGCTATGGTGTTGTTCAAGGTCTGTATGGTGGCCATTCTGGTCAGGTAACCATCACCTGTTAATGCACCCACCATGTTGGTCATTTGTGGATTACCAAATGTACCACTACCAGATCCCACATTGGTCAGTGCTGCCGCTGCAAAGGCAGTAAACGCAGCTGGCGTCAGTGCTTGTATAGCAGTGGTAGGACTATTACGTAATTGTTCCAGCGTTGATCCTACATCATGAAAACTGCTAAAGTTATGATTGTAACCAGTTAGATTGAATAGCTTGCCACCTAGATCTGACATTAATGGAATACCAATGGCTGCTGCCGCAGTGGCGCCTAACACATTGCGACTGGCCAGTGCGTCACTGAATTTGCTGATAGCAAAACCTGTGGCCGCTGTTAGTCCTGTAGCAGCCACAATGTCAGCAAACTTCTTGCCCGGCAATTCGTCCATGGCCTTGGTTAGGCGTGCAGGATCTACTGCACCACTCATTAGAGTTTCGTAACTGATGTCGTACTTTTCAAGATGGCCTAGCACATCAGTGCCCAACCCTTGATTTACCAAATTGGTTACTATACTGGTTGGATTAAACGCAGTTAATGTGTCTGTGACAGATCCATAAAAGCTGCCTAGATTGTTTTTCAATCCCGATACTACGTCGTTGAATCCTGCCGCAGCACTGCCCGATCCTTGTACTTGTGCCCATTGTTCAGGAGTCCACCCTTCACTGGGCATGCCAGGAAACTGACTGGTTACACCGCCAGTTAATGCATCACCCCAGGTTTTAACTGTGAATCCTAACTCACCTTCATTGATGTTGTAGCCTTTGAGTGCTTCAATGCTGCCTGATAAATTAAAAGCATTGTCTATATAACCAGCAGCCGCACTGAATGTTTCAGTAAGTCCTCGAGCACCACTGGCCATGAGATTGGTACCTTGCTGCACAATGCTACCAAAGAAGTTATTATTGTTGATGTTAACGCCCGGTGGCAGTGGTCCTACAAAATTGGGATTGGCCATGCCAGTTAGAAAGTTAGGAATTTGTGCTATGCTTTGACCAATGGCTGTGGTAGCCACTCCTATGCCGGCACCTAGCACACCTTGAGCGGCACCAGCTACACCACCGGTTAATAGTCCAGTCACAGCACCGGCTACAAAAGGATTAGCTTGTAGGCCAAATCCTTGTATGAGTCCACCGGCTGCAATGGCCAATAAAGGCGTACATAATTTACACATTTAAATATTTATGCCCTTAAATCAGCGGGTAGATTCTCTCCGCGAGCTCCTGCTACCTGTAGATTAGAGCCAGTATAAGAGTACATCACACGAGCAGCACCTTTTGGACCACGACCATTATAAGCTATGTGTACCCAGTTTCCTTCATAGATCAGCTGACTGTAGGCATAATTATTCAACATGTGTTTGAATATGGCCTTGTTGGCTTCTGCACTGCCAGCGGAAATATCCACAGCACAACCTAGTCTGTGATCGCTGGCATTGCTGCTGCCTAAGGTTAGGTCATAGGCCACAGTTCTAAACCCACTGTTGATTTTGAACTTGTACCCGTCGTCGGTTAATCTGTCTAAAATGTTCAAGCACAAAGCTATCCAGTTACACTCTATTTGTTCCTTGGTCAAGCCATCTTGTGCTACAATAGCCATCTTGCTGTCTGCTAGTTTAAAATACTTGCTGACTTTGCAGCCTTCAGGTGGCACTGCCACTGGTGTAGGCGCAGATTGTCCCGGCACAGATCCTGGTGGTTCTTCATGATAGCCTGGCAAGCTAGCACTAACACTGCGCTCTTGTGATGCCAGTGATTCAATACCTTGTGTGGTGTTTTCAAATACCACACGCCCTTCAACATTGATTGCACCCGGCGGTAATACCATGGATGGTATTTGATTCTGTGGTTGTATGTTAGGCAGTTGATTGCCAACTTGGACATCACAACTGCCAGATACTGCTGGATCAAGACAGGCAGCTACATCACCTTGTCTGACCATTTTGCGTCCATTGACCAAGACCTGACAAGCACCGGTGGTCACAGGATTTGGAATTTTATGACGTTTGCCTGCCAAGTGTGGTACAACAATATCGCCCACACGTACTGCCTGAGCGCCGTTGACTTGTACGTCACAACTGCCTATGCAGCAGGTGCCGCCTAGCCCAAATATATCACGTTTGGCTCTAACGGCACCGGGCATGTTTACTCAGCATTAACCACTGTAACATAGTGCTCGCGCATTTTTTCATGAGTGCGACACACTGTGATCACGTGTTGATCTCTGTACAGTAAATTTTCTAGGTCAGCATCCAGACCAAACATGGCCTGTAATAAACCAATACCGTCAGGACTGGTTACCACAATACATGGGCGACGCAGTTCATAGTGACCTCCCTCGGCGTTGACTAATTCACCAACAACCTCGTCGCCACTGATTAATTTTAGATTGATAATATCGCCTGGGGCATATTTGAGTTTTTCTACTAGCATGTTATACCTTGAATTTCGCTAATTCTACATCGCTGAGTTGACTGAGTCCATGATACCCATTTTCAACTAACAGCTTGCCATCTCGATAGATTTGTGGCACAGTTCTATGGCCTTGGCTCATGATGAATTCACGAGCAGCAGGGTCTAGGTCTACACGCACTTCTTCATAGGCAATATTTTTCAATTTCAGTAAATTTTTCGCACGATCGCAAAATGGGCAATCTGCTTTGCTGTACACTGTTAACATTAGGCTTTCTCCACTTCTACAACTATTCCAGACCCTACTAACTCATCAGCTACACCGCTCAAGGCTTCTAGCAATTCAGCTGTGGCAAGTTGCGGGTCTTTGGCACCATCTTTGATCAAGGTGCTTAATTTGATTACTATAATTTCTTCATATATCTTGGCCATATCAGTTCCTTAAATATCAGGTAGTAACTCACGTTCTACCGTGTCTGACATCACCCCAATAACATAATTTGTTGACTCTGATTCCTGTAAAGCAGTTTGCTTTTTGTTGATGTTAACATGTTTGTTAAACCAGGGAATCGGCGTAGTTTTAGGATGGTCTTCAGTATATTTAATGCCAATTTCCTTGAGTCTTGTAAAAGCTGTGTAGTCAACAAAGTCTTTGAGTATTTGACTGTTCAGACCAATTACTACACCTCGCTTGAACAAATAGTCAGCCCAGGCCTTTTCTTCTGCTATGACTTCCATGTACATGGCATAAACCTCGGCGCGACAGTCTTGTGCGGCTTGAGCAAAACGTGGATCATCACGCACTACTTGGTTGATAATATAAGCAGTCCATTCAGCATGTAAGATTTCATCTTGCAGAATTAGTGCAATGATATTACCATTACCAATGAATATACGATTCTCTACCATGGCCAAACTGGTAGCAAACGACACCATAAAACGAAAAGCCTCTAGTGCGTAACTGGCATTTAGTGCCATCCAAATGGCTCGAACATGGTCTTTTTCGTTGACTAATTCTGGACTAATTTCTTTTAAACTATTTAGACGATGCAGTTCATCATAGTATCTACCCACACTGGCCGCCATGTCCACTATTTCTTGAGTGTCATGGATTTTGTTAAATTCTTCTTTAGGCACACCATAGATGTTTCTAATGATGTGGCTATAGCTTTTGCTGTGAATGGCTGTTTCGAAAAAGCTCCAGTTACTGACCAAGGCTTCAACTTCGGGAACTGAAATCACAGGTCCAAATACCTGTGCTGGTGCTCGGCCTTGAATACTGTCCAAGGCAGTTTGACGCAGTAAGTTGCTGGTAAAGATGTGCTTGACTGCGTCAGTGGCCTCTTTGAAATCAATCTTGTCTTTGGTTAATGTAATTTCTTCTGGAACCCAGAAAAAGCCACGAGCAGTTTCTTCATACCGGGCAATTTTAGGATATTTTACTTCCTCAAACCGCTGCACTGTAACTGGACCTTCTGGGTCCAGAAACATATGACGTTGCAGATAATTGGTACGTTTACTTAGGTTATATTGTGCTATACTCATAAAACACAGGCCTCGCAGGCCTCCTCCTCTGTAGGTGTGTCCATGGTTACCAATTGATGAACTGGTGCCATGGTAGTAGTGGTCAGTGCACTCTTGGCACCCACTTTATTAATCAAGCTATAATAGATTGTTTTCAAACCCCAACGATGTGCTCGCATGAGATTGCCTGCAATCACAGTGGCTGGTACTTTGTTATTTGCGTAATAGGCCGGATTGTAAAAGGTATTAGTACTCAAACTTTGATCCACATAGGCTGCAATCACTGCTGCTGTTTTAAGATAGTCCACGCAGTCGGCTTGGTCCCACATAAGTTGATAACGTGTTTTCAATCTACGATACTCAGGTACTACTTGTACAAATGATCCTGCCTTTGATTCTTTCACTGAAATCAACTCCATGGGCATTTCAATGCCATTGGTAGAGTTTAACACAACTGAACTAGATTCAACAGGGGCAACGGCCATCAAAGTTGCATTGCGTATGCCCGATCGTTTCATTCTAGTTCTCAATGGTTCCCAGTCAAGACTTGGACCGAAGTCTGTGAGCTCATTAACTGCCCGGGCGCGACGTTCCCAAGGGAATATGCCCCTACCGTAATAGGTCTGCGCCGACTTACTGCAAGCACCGCGCTCTTCAGCCAATTCTACACTCGTTTCGGTTAGGTAATAGGCCTGATGCTCCATCCAACGCTTTACTTCTGCTAAAGCTGTTGGTTCGCCGTACTTGAGGCTCCGACGAGCATGCCAATATGCTAGGTTAGTGATGCCCACCCCAAGCGGTTCAAAGTCCTGATTAGCCAGTTCGCTTTGAATGCTTAGGAAGTCTTGATAGTTTAATAAATTGCTTAGGCTGCGTACTAGCACTCGGCAAGCACGACGCATGTCTTGTGGATTTCTAAACGCTCCCCAGTTTATACTGCCAAGAGTACAAAGAGCGATTCTTCCCTCAGCATCTTCAATCCTCTGGAAAGGTCGCGTGGGTAATAATATCTCTTGGCAAAGATTTGATTGATATACTGGATCAAGCTCTGTGTCAAACGGACCTTGACGCTGAACGTTGTCAATGAACACAAGGTAGATGCGACCAGTGTCAGTGCGTTCCTTAAGTATGCCATTCTTAAAGATCTCGTCCGCTGGTAGTACCTTTTTCTTTTTTGTCGCATCGTGCTCATATTTTGCATATAACCTTTCGAATTCCTCAGTGTTTCTATAAAAGGCTTCGTATAGGTCAGGCACTTCATGTGGATCAAATAAGGTAATGTTTTCACCATTCTTAAATCTACGCCAAAACATGGCATTGATCACCACTGAGTAATCCATTTGTCTAACACGAGTTTCTTCTGTGCCTTGATTGTTTTTCAACACAATAAGGTCTTCAAACTGTGCATGCCAGATAGGAAATGTTACTGTACACGATGCATTACGTATGCCACCTTGACTGCAACTGCGTAGATCCGAGAACCATTTCTTCATAAATGGTACCAGACCTGTGTGCTTGATTTCACCATTGCGAATAGGAGCACCGAGTGGTCTAATACGACCAATCTCCAGGCCAATGCCAGCACGTTTACTGGCATACTTGGCCATCATTTCACCAGCAGCGAATATGCTATCAAGGGTATCATCACTACTGATAAGAACGCAACTACTGAACTGTTTAGTAGTAGTGCCAAGCCCAGCAAGCACAGGGGTGGCAAGAGTGAAATGACCATCTGAAGCGCACTCATAGTAGTCCTTTACATACTTTAATCTCCGATCTCGTGGTTCAGCATGAAATGCTGTAGCGGCTGCAACAGCATAGCGAACTTGTGGTGTTTCGTATACTTGCCCAGTGGCACGATTTTGTACTAGATATTTCTCACATAACTGTGCAATAGCAGCGAATGTATAATTTTCATCTTTGGCATGATCAATAAACAGATCAATGATATTCCATTCATCCTGGGTATACCACTCTAGCAATTCCGGGGTATACATTCCGGCATCTACGTTCTTCTTTACAATTTCGTAAAGTCGTGGTGGATCATAGTCGCCATATACTTCCTTACGCAACATGCTCAAACGTTGACGACCAGCCACCAGTTGATAATTAACATTGTTTATTTCTGGATTTTCAGTTTCATCAATTAGGCCAACCATGGCCTGCAACAACAGTGCATCTATGGTACTAGTGGTCATGCCGTCATGAAATTCCAGCTGCGCTTTGATTTCAATCATGCTTGGGCTAACACCGTCGATTCCCTTGCAGGCATTGCTTACCTGTCTTTGTATTTTGCTAATGTCTAGAGGTACACGTACCCCATTGCGTTTAATCACATAAATTTCATGAGTCACTTCGATTCCTTAGGTTCAATAAAGGTCAAGCTTCAAATCCTTGACGGTATATCTGTGCTTTAGTTTATATTTTTCGTCGACGAGAATTTTATTTACGACAGCATTGAACTGGAAATTAAGTATATATTTTCCCTGGTTTACCCAAACGGTGTTTAGGATATCATGCTGATCAGTGTCTTTATATATTCTGATTTCTAAATTATCTATACTGTTATTCCAATGGTCGCAGAGATACAGAGTATACAGCATTCCTAGAGCTTTTGCAAGATCACAATAGTAGTTTTCATGCACCAAAGTCCAGGGTTCTGGCCAATCTTCTACCAGGTCTGCACACAAATAATGCGTTACATATGGAGCATAACTCCATAACTGTACAGTTTGTTGAATAGCTGACTCCACGGGTAGTTGGCCGATTTCGCGGCGGAAGCTACGCCACTCGCGAAGTCTTTCTTCGGGTCTAAGATTCCACATATGGTTGAGTTTTAAGTTGCTGGATTAGTAGTGGTAGTTGTAGTTATGACGTCATGTCCCACAATAACATTACCAGTTAATGGGTAACAATCGTTGCTGAAAAATACCTGCATGTTGCCGGTAAATGGAGTGCCATTGGCATAGAAAAATGTAGGTCCTGTTATCATTATGATCCGCCTCCAAACGTTCCACCAAGTCTAATGTAATCAGTGGGACTACTAGTCGCCGATGAAGTCCATGTGGGATTAGTGGTATGGTAAACAGTTATCCTGTATCCCACTTTGCCAGTACCACCTGTGAAAAACGCTTCACCAGAGTGTGCACCTGAAAAAGTTCTAATCTGTCCACTGGCTGGTAACGGAGCATCTACGTTTGAGTCGTAGATGGTTTCTATTGTGGATGACCAAGTATCGTAAGGATCATTGGTTAAGCTAGGCTCCGATTTGCTATTAATTACTACTCTGGTAACATTGCTGATATCAACAAATTTATATCCTTGAGCATAAATTTGAGCACCACCGCCATCTACTGTGCCTGTGTCAATTTGACCAAAACTTAGATTACTAGCATACGGATTCGCGCTGAGGGTTGTAGTTGTGGTAGTAGTTCCAGGAGCTGCTGTAGTTGTGGTAGATGTAGTGGTGGTAGTAGTTCCAGGAGCTGCTGTAGTTGTGGTAGTAGTTCCAGGAGCTGCTGTAGTGGTAGTAGTAGTTCCAGGAGCTGCTGTAGTTGTGGTAGATGTAGTGGTAGTAGTAGTTCCAGGAGCTGCTGTAGTTGTGGTAGATGTAGTGGTGGT